CTCTAAGACCAAGACTCAGAGCATTCGTCCCTGCAGATGTATGCTGTGCGACAGATCTCGAATTCCAGACGGGTGGGACCTCAGCAAGCGCTTCGCCACCCATGACAGGACTCACGATAGCATTCGCTCATAGGCGTCGCCCCACCCAATTCGCCACGATCAGCCCCGGCACACCGTCCACTGCACGCTCCGCATCGCGTGCCAAGTTCAACCGCTTCGGCAATTTCACCTGCGGCACCAGAAGGAAGATCGGCGCGGTGACCTTGCCGCGCCCGGTCTTCGAGCGAGACACGACCGCCTGACCCTTCGTGTTCAGCCGTCCCTCGGCCACCAGCAAGCTCGGGCCCGTGTGGCGATAGACGAAGCGCAGGCGCAGCCCGCGCCGCCGTTCCCATTCGCCGGGGGTGATCCGACCACCGCGTGTGGATTTGCCTGCGGCGGGCAGCGGGATCGCCAGCCAGAAGCCGTCCTTCGAGCGGATCAACGGGCCGGTGTCGTGGGCTCCGACAATAACCGGGGCCTTCGACCAGACCAGCGCGGCCGCGTCGAGGCTCTCGCCCGACCTCGGAAAGTTCTGGTTGCGGATCGAGTTGGCGAGCCGTCGCCCGAGCCCAGCGCCAGTAATCTGTGTGCGCCACGCCGTCTTCAGCCCGATTCCGGCCTCACGCATGGCGGCCGTCACAGCGCGTTCGCCCGCCGCGACCTCCGCCACCATCATGGCGACGATGTCGGGATCGATGTCGAGCTTGAGTTTCACGCGGGCCTTAGGTCCACGGTCCAGACCAGCCGCTCGCGGTCGCGGACAGGCTCGCCCTGAATGAGGAAGGCGTCGCCGTCGATTTCCAATCGGTCGCCGGGACGAGGGGTCGGAACCTCCGCGACGCGCAGATCGATCCGGGTCGTTTCCGACCAGAGCCGCGCGTCGCCGAAGTCGGTGATGGCATCAGCCTGCCGGGAGACGACGCGCACCAGCACGGGCGCACCGCCGTCAGAGGTGTAGACCGCGTCCCGGCCGATGTTCGGATGGGCGAACAACGTATCCACGACGGCGGCGAAAGCGGACATCAGAATGTGCCGTTCAGGCGCACCCGGCCGATCAGGTCGCCCGCGCCGCCAGCAACAGCTTCGGTGGCCACACCGATCAGCGTATTCGCCGTGGCGGTCTTCGTGGCTTCCTTGTTGGCGTTGTCCCAATAGACCTTGTCACCGGCGGACCAAGCCTGGGATGCGACCTTGTTCAGGTCGAAGATACCGACGAGTGCGGCTTCGACTGTTTCAGCATTTGCGGCATCCCCGGTGGACACGCCGAAAATGGAGCCTACAAGCAGGCCGTCGCCGGAGGTCACGGCGTAGGGCGCGGTCAGGGTGATGGTATTGCCGGGCTGGACGTAGTTTTTCATTGCGGGATCCTTTGCAAACGGAAACGGGCGGCCCGATTGGACCACCCGTCAGAGGTGAGTTTTCTGGGATGCCCGGTTATGCGCCCGGGTTCTTGTAGAGGCCACGCCAGTCAATGGCCTTGGCACCGAAGTCGAGGCGGCACTTGATCTCGACGCCGTCGACGTCGAAGCCGTTGCGCGTCTCGATGTAGGCGCCCTGCTGACCCTCGAGATAGGCGTACTCGATCGTGTCGATCTGGTTCGGGCTGGCCGCCAGATACCAGGCGGTCTCGCTGACTGCATCCAGCCGGGGCTCGCTGATCGGCGCGAGGGTCCTGATCGATTGCGGCACGACGTTGGAGGTTGCGGCAGGCACGAGGTTCTGGGCCACCATCTGCTCGGCCTTCAGTTCCAGCGACGCGGGCACGATCAGGAAGGCGGGGCGGACATTCAGCACCGTCTTCTTGTCGAGACCCGTCTGCTTGGCCATGGCGGCGCGGGCCGCGCCAACCGCCTCCACGGCCAGCGCCGCACCGGTGCCAGCGAGGTTCTTGTGGGCGGTGTGGAACAGCGCGTTGCCGTCAGCCATGGCCGGGTTGGCGGTGATGACCCCCCAGACCACGTCCGACTCGAGCTGCGCGATGGAGTTACCGTACATCGCCGGGATCCGGGTGAAGGCGTCCAGATCGTCGTTGATCAGCGTCTGGCGGGTGATCGCGACCACGCGGCCATAGGTCTTGACCTTGTAGCTCTCCTTGCTCTCGCCCAGCGTGCCGCGCTTGAACTCGCCGCTTTCGCCGACCTCCAGCAGCTGCGGGGCCTCGCCGAGCTGAACGCGGTGCATGGCCTTGAAGTCGGTGGCCAGCACCTGTCGGCAGAACAGCATGAAGGTGCGGGGATAGGCCTCGTAAGCCTGCCGGAGCGTCTTGTTGGTGACCGCCGAAAGGATCTCAGGAAAGTCGGATGTCGAATGCAGGGCCCGGGTCGCCACCTCGTCGCGCGACAGGCCGCGGGTGTTCACGCCCACATTTCCGAGGCTTTCGCGGGCCAGTTCCAGCAGCGTCATGCCGCGATACTGGCGCGCGGCATCCTCGAGTTGAAAGAGCGTCGGGCTGTAGCGGTGCAGCAGTGCATTCGCCACGGCGTCACGCCGAGTGATCGCCTCATTGCGGCCACCCAGCGGGATCGACACCTGGCTGAAGGTGCGGGTTTCCTCGGATTTTGAGGCCACCTGATCGAGGATCAGACGGCGGGCTTCACCGATATCCGTGCCGCGTTTGACCAGATCCTCGGCAAAGCCGCGTTCGAGGTTCAGGCGTCCCGCCAGATCGTAGATCGTGGATACGCGGTCGCGTTCCGTTTCACGGGCGCGGGTTGCGACGGCTTCAGTGTCAGGCACAACGGGGGCATCGGGCTTCCGCGCCTTCGGTTGGGTGCGGGTTTCACTTGCGGCGGCCTTCGGCTCAGTCGCGGAAGTCTTCGGTTCAGTCATGGTGGTGTCCTCGGTCGCGACAGAGTCGCTGGGCTGGTCTTTGGCCTCTGCGGCCGGGGCGTTGAGTTTGTCCGTCATCGGGATGGCTCCTGTTTGGGTGGGTGAGACGTCCCGGCGATGGAGGACGCAGTCGTGAAGTGGGGATTGGGCGCGAAACCCTGCGGCGGGATCTGCCCCAACGGGCACGGCGGACACCTCGAAGGGCGTCCAGTCGACCGCCCGCCAGAGTTCTCGGGCCGCTTCAGGTTTGGACACTTCGAAGCGATGGACCTGGTAGCCGATGGAGACCGCGCGGATGTGCCCGGCCTGGATGTCCCGCCAAATCGGTTCGACGTCCGCGCGCTCACTAATCCTGACCTGCGCAATGCCGCGACCGTTTTCGATACGCGCCGAACCCGGCACGACCGAGCCGATCACGGCGTCAAGCGTGTCGATCTCATGCACCTTCAGGAAGGGCGCGCCCGCGTTCAGACGATCAAGCCGCACATGGGTCGGGTCGAGGCTCAGCTCTTCGTCATAGGGCTCGCCGAACAGGGTCGACCGGCGAACCCGCGCCCCTGCTGACCAGACAACCTCGACTGTGCGGGCGTCGGTATCGGCTGAGTTCGGCGCAAGCTCCGCCGACCGGCGCAGGGCCGGTAGTTCGATCATCGTGTCCATGTTGGTCAGTCCTGTTGGTCAGTGTCGGGCCGCGTCGGGTCCGTATCGGAGTCGTCGGCCGGATCGCTCGCCGGGTCATTGGCCGTGTCGTCGTCGGCGGAATCGTTCGCCGGATCGTTTGTTTGGGCGCTGCCAGTCTTGGTGACGCGGCGCGGATCGCTGTCGAGAACCAGCCCAAGGGCGTCGAGTTTGGCGTTTGTGGCGGCGATTTCGGCCAGCACCGCGTCAGGGTTGCGGCCCTGCCGGGCGATCACCTCGGCCAGCGTCATGGTGCCCGACCGGATCGACAGCAGGTTCGCCGTAGCGTCCTTCTGCGGATCGACCGCCTCGAACTTCGGTGGAGACCATTCGACCGGTACATCCGGCGTCGGGATCTGCCCTGCGGCCCACGCGGCCTCGGTGAACCAGCGCCAGACCGGTGCGCAGAACATCGGGATGAACAACTGCCATTGCACGGCGTCGATCTGGCGGCGGAACTCGACCAGCCCGGCCCGGATCGAGGAATAGTTCACCTGGGACAAATCCCCGGTCAGCAATTCATACGGCACCCGGAACCCGGCCGAGATCGTGTGCAGGCTCGCCCGCTTGTATTCGCCGTAGCCGCCGGTTGCCGAGGGCTGGTTGAAGCGGATATCCTTGCCGCCGCGGGCATAAGCGATAAGCCCCGGCTCGAACTGCTCGACGCGGTTGCCATCGGCATCCACCACCGAAGGCGCGATGCCCTGCTGCGCCTCGTCGTCGCCAAAAACGATGGCGGTGACGCAAGCCTCGGTTTTCTTGCGGACCAGTTCGGCAACCTCATAGTCGTCGAGATCGCGCAAGCTGCGGATCACCGGTGCGCCCCAGGGAACGCCGCGCGCCTGCGTGCGCTGTTTCTCGTAGATATGGGCAATCTCACTCGCCAAGACTGGACGGCTTTGAAGCCCGTTCTGCAATGCGCCATAGGCATCGCCGGGATGTTCGGCATGCAGCCAGTAGGCCCGGCGTTTCCCAACCGGATCGAACTCGATCCCCTGCACCAGCCGACCCGCGCCGTTGGCACCGGATTTGGTGGCGTCGAGAAAGTCGGCCTCAAGCACCTGAAGCTGAAGGGGTACCTGCAAACCATCCCCCGTCCGGCGCAAACGACGACGCACCAGCACCTCGCCAGCCTCGACCATTTCCCGGCAGATCAGCGTCTGCAGCCCGTAGAAGTCGAGCTGGCCATCAGCATCAGCGACGTCTGACCACCGTGCGAACAAAGCATCAACCTTGCGATCCAGCTTGTCGTCGCCACTCGCAGCGCGCGGCATGATCCCCGCACCGACGATGTTGTTAACCAGCACCGCCACGGCCTTTGCCGCGTGCGGATTATTCCGCACCAGATCGCGCATCCGGTCGCGCAAGAGTGCCCCGGCCACGCCAACCTCGGTGTCGGCGGATGTGCCTGGCGCGCGCCAGCCGTCGGTGCGTCGTCCCTTCGCAGCACCATCATAGCCCCGTGTCAGGGTTTCGAACGCCTGCCGCGCCAGCACGCGCCGCGCCGCAGTACGCGGTGCCACCGAGGCAATCGCATGGTCAAACCAGTTGGCTGACATCAGCGATCCCCGCGCGAGAAGCCCGCGAGACCAGCGACCGGCAAAGGCCGGGTCGTGCCCCCGATGGCCCGCTCGATGGTCCGGATGCGGGTCAGCAAATCCTCGGCTGAGCCATAATCGACGGATTTGCCGTCATAGCTGACGCGCGTCGTGCCGCTGGCATAGGCCCGGCGCAGCGCCGAAAGTTCGGTTTCCGTCCAATCTGCCATCAAAACCATCCTCCACGCCGCCCGAGCCAGTCGGATCGGCGTTTTCCCTGCGACGTCTGCGCTTGCCTGTTGATCTGCCCCGCGGGATCCGCAGAGGCGTCAGCGACGCCGAGCTGATCCTCGAGGTCACGCCATTTCTCGTCCGTCCAGCGATCTGCGCCCACGATCCAGGCGGCGGCGCGGGCATAGACCCGGCAATCCAGCGCCTCGTTGCGTTCCCGCAGCTTTTGCCATTCCAGCCGGGCGAAGCCGCGCTTGGTACGCACGGTGACCAGTTGCTCGGCGACGAACTGCTTCAGCCATTCATTCTCGACCCAATGCGGCAGATGGACCGTGCCGGGTGAGAACGCCGCGCCGTCGGCGCGTTCCTCATCCGTCGGCCGTTCCAGCCGCAGAAACCGATAGGTCTCGGCCTTGAACGTCGATACCGCCACGGTCCAGAGGCGCGCGCCACGGCGCAGCCTCTTGCCGCCCTCGGTCGCGTCCACATAGGTCGGCCCGGACACCGGACTCGCGCGATTGAACCCTTCGACGCCTTTCACCGGGGCCACCTGCGCGAAGCCTTGAGCCCGCGACCAGCCATAGACCGCAGGGGCCTCGTAGCCGGTATCGATGGCGAGCCGCGCGATCTTCAGATGCGCACCGCGCTCGTGCGGCCACGTCCGGTTCAACAGCGCAGTCAGATCGCCCCAGGCTTCATGCCGGTCCGGTCCACCTTCGATGACGATGTGATCGACGAGCCAGCTTTCCAGCCCTCGGCCCCAGGCCCAGATATCGACCTCGATCCGGTCTTTCTGGACGTCGCCGCCTGCCGTCAGGAACAGCCCACCTGCTGGAACCGTGCCCGATTTCCAGCGCTCGCGGCGGTCGTAGAGCCGCTGCCAGTCCGGTGCTTCGCCGGTTTCGACCCATGTCTCGCCGAGGATCGTGTTGCGGAACGCCTTGATTGCCTCGTCCGACCCCTGCGCCGCGTCCCATGCCCGCACGATCCGCTCCCAACTGAGCCAGCCGATCGGCGAATAGAGCGCTGAGAGGTGATAGCCGACTGTGCCGGGATCGGCGGCGACGGCGGTCGCCCGCCATTCGCCCCCCTCCAGCATCGCCGTCTTGTGGTGTTCCGCGATGGGCGTGTCGCAGCCCTCGCAGTGATATTCCGCCGTCTCCGGGCGACCTTTCTGCCAGCGCAGCCGGTCGAATTTCAGCCACTGTGCGTGGCCACAGTGAGGGCACGGCACGAAGTAGCGGCGCTGGTCGCTTGCCTCGAACTCGCGCTCGATCCGGCTGAGCCCCCGGATCGTCGGCGTCGAGACCAGGAACACCTTTCGCCGATGGGCAAATGTCAGCGACCGCGCTTCGGCCAGCGTGACCGGATCGCCTTCGTCGTCAGCGGAGGCCGGATAGGCATCAACCTCATCGAGGAAGATGTAACGCGCGGGCGTCGAGCGAAGCCCGACCGCCGAGTTTGCCCCCGTCATGATCAGGATGCCGCCCGCGAACTCCTTGGACAGCATGGTATTCCCGGCGTCGCGGGATCGCGCCGGTTTGACCCGCTCGCGCAATTCCGGACTCTCGTCGATCAGCGGATCGATTCGCTGCCGCGAGTTGCGTTTCGCCAGTTCCAC